CTATTTAGTTCATAGGAGATCGTTTAATATGTCAACAGGATTTTGGGCAGACCCAAAGATTGAGCCGAAAAGAGCCTATAGGTGGCTCATGAATATCGGCGGCATTCCTCAGTGGTTATGCCAGAAAGTAACTAAGCCCGGTTTTAGTATTACTGAGACTGAGGTTGTCTATATCAACCATAAGTTTTACTACCCAGGTAGAGTGGAGTGGGAGGAGGTTAGTGTAACGCTCGCTGACCCACTGGATCCTGATGCATCGGCTACCATGATAGAGATCTTAAGGCAATCAGGATATTACCTTCCAAAGGTGCCAGACCAGACATCGACCCTTTCCAAGGTTAAGTCTATTGAGGCACTTGGTTCGGTACAGCTTCATCAGCTTGATCCCGAGGGTGAGATTGCTGAGTCTTGGGACTTGGTTAACTGCTTTATCAAGGGTGTGAAGTTCGGTGACTTGGATTATTCATCCGATGAAATGGTTAACATCGAGCTTACTTTACGATATGATTATGCTGATTGTATTAAGTCGGGAAGAATAATTCCGCCAGCTTAATAATAAAACAGAAACGAGGAAATAATGGCACGAAATAATGGAGATCGCTTAGGCGCAGACCGGATGGAGGCTGCGTCAAGCCCTTCAGCCGCAGTAGCAGCAGAGCCCACCGGGCTTGCTTTTTCAACACCAACAGAGTTCGTCGAGCTTCCCTCCGGGGGAAGATATTACCCAGAGGGGCACCCGCTCCACGGGAAGGACTCTATTGAAATTAAATTTATGACAGCGAAGGAAGAAGACATCCTGACGTCTAAGACCCTTTTAAAGAAAGGGGTTGCGGTCGACAGAATGCTTCAGAGTATTATTATTGATCCAAAGATCAGAGTTGATGATCTTTTGGTCGGTGATAAGAATGCTTTGATTGTGGCAGCAAGAGTCTCCGGGTATGGAGAAAACTATGCCACTAGGGTTTCTTGTCCTGCTTGCAGTACGGTAAAGGATATTGAGTTTGATCTGCAAGAGACCGTTCTTGAGCCCGGTGGTTATGAAGGTTCTGCGGTTACTGGTCCAACTGAAAAAGGAACATTTAACATTGAACTGCCAAAGCTCAAGGCAAATGTTGAAGTAAAGCTACTTGACGGCAAGGACGAAAAGAGACTTCTTCAGATGGCAGAGATGAAGAGGAAGAATAAACTACAGGAAACCACTCTCACAGATCAGTTGCGAATCAGCATCGTGTCGGTTAATGGTGATTCCGAAAAGGCAACAATTAATAAATTGATTGACAATATGCCAGCGTTTGATTCTAGATTCGTTCGCAGTGTCATCAGCCAGTTGATGCCTAATATCGACATGAGAAAGGACTTCACCTGTGATGCGTGCGAGTACAGCGCGAAAGTTGAGGTCCCCTTCACTGTGGAGTTTTTTTGGCCTCGGTGAAGAATATATAAGAGATGTATATGAACAGTTCTTCCTCTTGAAGTATCACGGAGGCTGGAGCTTTATAGAAGCTTACAATCTTCCTATACAGATTCGTCTTTGGTTTCTTCGACGCTTACAGAAGCAGTTTGAGACCGAGAAAGAAGAGTATGAGAAGGCGAGACGAAAATCTAGATGACTAAGAAAGGATCCCAAATTCAGGGGTCCTTTTTTATTGAAGCAGTAACTATTTATTATATTAGCGGGGGTGCTTATTATGAACGAACAAGAATTGACACCAATGATCATAGACCTGGGGATGGCGAGAAAAGGCGAAATCACTGAAGGTCAACAGGACCAGCTTGAGGCTGGCATAAAAATGATTATGAAGATGATGCTGGGCGCTTCTCAGATGGGGATTAGGTTTAGACCAATCACTCTCAGAGGCACCAGAAACGAACTGAGTACGTTTGCAAAAGCGCTCGGTCGAGAAAAGAGATATATCCAGGCTTACAATAAGTTTGGCTTGGACGATCCAAGAACCTACAAAAGCAAATTTCGCTTAAACAAGGCGATAAGAGACTTCCGACGAGCGACCGGTCTTCGGTGGCCGTTTAAGTAATAGGGAGCCTAACTCATGGCAAATGGTGACGGTCCAATGACCCCGGAACAATTAGAAGCTCTCATAACAAGGATGGCTGTCCTCAATGATGCCATGGCAGATCAAAAGGTCACGGCAGAAGAAGTCCTCGTCATTCAGGACGATCGACTTGAGGCGCTTAAAGAAGAACTAAAGCAAAATGGACTCGCACTAGAATCTAAGACGGCACAATTAGAGTTACAAAAAGAAGCGTTTAAGCTTCAAAGAGAAGACATTCAAACCAGACAAAAACAGTTAGACATACAGTTCAAGGCTGGCGATCTCACTCAGCGAGCATACGAACTTCAAAAGCAGGAACTAGACTTAGCAGAGAAGTCGGTTAGTGCCGCTGAAAAAGAGTTGGGTATTGAGAAGCAACTTACTGCCGAACAACAAAAGCAAGCTAAAGCAGATGCCAAAGCGGCAAAAGTTCAAGAACTTAAGGCAAAATTTGCAGGTGTAATATTCGATGCGCTCGCGGCACAAGCAAAAGCAGCGGTAGATATCGGTAGATCTTTTGGCGACATGAAGGTCGAACTCCAGGCTGCTGCTGGAGGTGCTACATTCTTGCAGGACACCTTCATGTCCATGAACAAAGAAGGCACTTTTGAGATGCAAAAGGAAGCTGTTGTAGGCTTGAACGCATCGATGAAGAACTTTAGCCTGTTAACTGCGTCTCAGAGAAAGGATCTTGCAGAACAGCAGGTGCTGTTTGGTCGGCTGGGTGTGACCGCAGACCAAACTGGTAAAATAATGCAAGGCGCGATGACGACCTTTGGTATGTCTATGGAGGAAGCTAAAGGCGTACAGCTTGAATTAGCCGGTGCAGCTAGAGATCTTGGAATACCTACAGGCGAGATGATGGATAGCTTTGCATCTGCCATGCCTAATCTGGCTAAGTTTGGCAAGGGGGCTACGAAAGAATTCAAGAGATTGCAAGTTATCGCTAAGAAGACAGGCTTAAGTTTTGATACAATGATGAACGCCATGGGTCAGTTTGACACTATCGACGGAGCCGCTGAGGCAGCAGCTAATTTAAATTCCGTTCTTGGTCTTAATGTTAACGCCATGGACATGCTGAATATGTCCGAGTCTGAAAGAATAATGCACCTTAGGGACCAGCTTAAACTATCGGGCAAGAGCTTTGATAATATGAATAAGCTGGAAAGAAAAGCAGCGGCCGAAGCGATGGGTATAGAGGTCGATCAGCTTGGAGCCCTAATGAATTCTACAGGCGAAAAGATAGACCTTGACAAAGAAATGGTGATGACTCAGGGTGAACTGACAAAGACATCTCAGCAATTGGTAACTAGCCAAGAAAGAGAGCAGAAAAAACAAGAGGCGATTGTTGGTAGCTCAAAGGAACTTGCAAATACAATATCTAATATGGTTGCTGGCTTCGACAACTTTATTATTTCTCTTGGTATTTTTGGCAGCGTCTTTACAGCAGTGCTGGGCACAGTCTTCACCATGGGCGTGGAGAAAGCCAGAAAGGCTTTTGTGGATATGGTATCCGGCGCTGGGGAAGCAATGGAGGAAGGCGCGGAAAGCGCAGAAGAGGCTGGTCCCAAGGTAAAGAGTTTTATGACGGAAACTGCCGAAGGGGTAAAGGATCTGGGTGAGGCGGCGACTTCCAATGCAAAGGGCATACTAGCCTTCGGTGCAGCTTTCCTTATGATGGGTGCAGGTGTTGCAGTCGCTGCTCTTGGAGTTGCGGAACTGGTTAAGTCTTTCTCTGGGTTCAATGCAACGGAGATCTTAGCCATCGCAGTTGCACTGGGTGTCTTTGGCGCAACAATGGTCGGTCTAGGTTATATGCTGGTCTTAGCAGCCCCAGCCCTTGCGGGGGCAGCAGTTCCTCTATTGGCATTCGGCGCAGCAATGCTGATGATGGGCGGCGCGGTCGCTCTGGCGGCGATTGGGCTTTCGATGGCAACACCGCAATTGCTTGCACTCGTAACGGGATTGGCACCTTATGCCCCTGCAATGATACAAATGGGCATAGCACTCCCCTTGATGGGTCTTGGTTTTGGAGCTATGGCTGTCGGAGTTGGTGCTCTCGGGCTAGCGCTTAAATTAATATCTACAGAGGACCTTGTGGCTATTTCAGAAATGGCAAAAGGCTTTTCAGATTTTGCACAAAACATCACCTCGGAGTTCACTGCGGCAATGTCTGCGATAGGCGATTTTGTTGACGCCGTGGACGATATTGGCAAGAGCGACGTCGAGGTCTTTGCGAGATTGAGGCAGGAGATAACACCACTCCTATCAGCACCAGTTACCCCAGGCGTTGCCAGGGAAATGCAAGGCTTGAGCCGCGCAGCGATAGATTATGCCAAAGCGAATTCGAGACTTAAGATGGACGCTGATGATGATGCTTTTGTTGCCCTCCTCAAGGCTCTGAAGGGGGCAGTAGGCACAGTGGGTGGCGGCGGATCAGCCTCAGGCGGCGGCGGAGGCGGAGGAAATACAATTATATTGCAATTAAACGGAAGAGAGTTTGCAAGAGCAGTCGGCGCAGCTATTGACAGTCGACATGATCTCAGGTTACAGGGTTAGGAGGTGAAGCATGGCAAATAAGCACAAGCCGGGGGATTCGGTCGGCGATATTAACAACTCTGGATTTCTTGGCACAGGCGAGGAGTTGATGGCAACCAATAAAGGTTATGTCATTGAGTGGATGCACGTTCCAACCGGAAAGATTGTAAAATTTAAAGCCATGCTGACCAGCTTCTCGGATTCTTTCGCTGCAAATTGGAACACAGAGGAGGTCTATGGTCGCATGGATCCAATGCAGACTTACTCAAGCACAACCAGATCGATCTCTCTTGGTTGGATGGTTGTTGCTTCGTCGATACAAGAAGCAAGGCAAAATATGGAAAAGTTCGCTTTGCTGAGTTCGATGCTTTATCCCTCTTACAATACAAACAAGGACGCTAGGTTTGGAGGCGCAACCTCGATAGCCGCAGCACCGCTATTTAAGTTGAAGGTGGTTAACCTTATCTCTTCCGGGCCCGGAGGTGTTCAAGACGCGGGGCTTCTGGGAAGTTGTCAGGGGTTTGATTTTTCACCAGATCTTGAACTGGGCTTTTACGATTCTCCGGGCGAATTACTGCCTAAGATGTTTGAATTGAACTGCACCTTTGAGGTTATGCACCAGCACCCACTTGGCTGGACGAACGAAGGTAACAAGTCAACTTGGAGAGGCGGCAAGGGTAAAGAGAAGTGGCTCTACAATCAAAAGATGGCTGAGACGGATGGTGACAATTTTAAGGGTGGTGGTACAGAGGAGCGCCGTGAGGCAGGAGCACAGGAAATTCTTGGAGGTGGCACCTCATGAGGAGAT